GTAGCACCAACCGCAGGCGTTGGGCTAAGAACTGGAGATACAGTTATTAATGTGGCGTCATACGTTAAACTGTATGATGCGTTTGTTATTAAATATACTGGTTTACCAGTAGTGTTGTTAAAACACGTATATGTTCCAATGGCAAACAAAGTGGTTTGATTGCCGCTTAAATAAAATTGGTTTGTTGCCGGTGCTGGTGCACCACTTGGGGTTGCAATAACATAGCTTGGCACACTGTAAGAAACTTCATAATTCCAATCAGCCCAAATTGGCGTTGGGAAAATCTCTGTGGTCCAACCGGCAGAACGTTGCGCGCCGACCGCTTGACCGGCATCGTACCAGATTTTATCTTTAACGTTGTAGATAATTGCATCAGTACATTCTGTTGCATCACCTCTAGGATAAAAGAACCAAATCTCGTTATAGCGCGGAACCTTGGTGGCCCATACTTTTTGGCGTTGTGTAAAGTTAATGTTATCAAATAGCCAGTTTACGTTTTTATCATTTGGCAGAACACTTACTTGACCGTTATAAACATAAAAACGATCAACGCCCATCCAGTAATACGCGCCGTCCATCTCAACAAAACAACTAGATGACATGGTGGAGATTTGGCTAGAAATAATATCGTAACGCCAGTACAATGGCGCTGTGCCAGTAAACGTTACGCGAATCAAACTGTCTGTTGCCCAAAACAAACCCGCTGGTGAATTAGTACCACCGCGCATTGGAATGCCTTTAACAACCTTACTAGAAGCCATATTGACTTGGTTGGCGGTTGCGCCATTCCAGTCAGTTAAAGTTTGTGATCCATATGTAGTCTCAACGTGGTTGTTTGCAATATAGCCGTTTGAACCATACACAAAAATGTAAGGATACAGAACACAAACACCACCGTCTACAGAGATTGGTCGATTGGTTGGGTTTTGGCCTGTAGTATCTGCCAATCCAATAAAGTTCCAAACACCAGGAGAAGACGGCTCGATGTTACCATACATCACTTGAGTCGGTATGCCGTTATCAATATTAGATAAATTTAACCCTGGATGCGCTAAAACTTTAAGTTCTCCGCCAACGGGGGAATACTGTAAGTCAAACTGCCACAGATTACGGGAATCTGGTGTAAATGCGCTTGACAAGTTTGCTGAAAAAGGCCCCGTTCCAACACCGAATGTGGTGCCGGTGGTAAATACGTCAATGCCTGAAGATATGCCAGAAAAAACGTAATTTATACCGTTAAATGCATTAGCAACCATACCGCGTGAAATACCATTGAACGTGCCAAACAATTGTTTGTAGCCGCCCATTTTCTTTGGCGTGCCACGTTGGAATCGACACCACACACCATCGCTGTATTCACGTGCTTCAAAGCGTGTACCATCGCGTTTAATCCCTGGCTGTACCGCCAAAGTATAAACAAGATTATATTGATCGGGTAATTGTTGATCCGCCATTAAAACGATCCGCCAGAAATCAAACTTGCATTAAATCTTGCTGGTGTACTAACAATTGGGTTAGAAGGATTAGAGTTGTTAAGGCTTAACATTTCAACGCTATTTGCTGTAAGTCCCAAAATGCCAACACCTTGTAAATACATACCAGTTGTGGTGTCATTGGTAAAAGTAAAAGATGGCGCGCCAGCGGAACCATTTTGACCATAAAAATTGTTAACAGCAACTTGGGTTAAAACATAAATAAAATTACCATCACAAAGAATGGTTGCTGCGGTTCCATTAGGAATAATTACCGGAGTTTGAGAACTTCCAGAAATTTGAAATGACAGATTGTATGCTGATGTACCGGTTGAATTGAGAATAACATATAATTGCGTTGTTCCCGGCAATAATACTTTTAAATCGGTTGTTCGAGTACCAGACAAAGCAACGTATGTTTGAATGGTTGGGGCAAAAGAAACCAAACTAAACGTAGCACCACTGATAGAATCAACGTCATAGTTTGCTGAAGATAGCGTAACGTTAGATGGAGAAGACCCGCCAACAGTAAAAAAGTCACCGGTGTCTTGTTTAAATATAATGTACCCAGAGTTACCTGGGGGAGCAGTCAGAGAGCCTGTAGCATTAATCTGAGAACCGCTAGGAGGCGTAATGGCCAAATTGCCAGAACCATTGTTTCTGTAAGCAATAAACCAACCAGCATTTAATCCAGAAACTGCGGGTAATGTTAATGTGCCGTTACCTGCAGTCCAAACATATGTGGTTGCGCGGTTAGCTTCAGTTAGCGTTGGAGTTGCGCTGATTTCAACAATATTATCTGTAACTGCCAGTTTGCCAGCAATTGCTGCCAAACCCGGACCTGCCAATGATGCGGCATCTGCTGAAGAAGACCCTGCGCCAAAAGTAATATTTTGCCAAACACCCGCAGGAGTTGTATTGTCAGACAAATAGAAGTATTTAACTTCTCCAACACCTACGGTTGCAGATAGATTGCCGGTAAAATCTTTAACGTAAAATGGTTCTGCGCCCATGTTACGGATAAAGATATCAGTACCAACAGAACCTTGGGTTGCATCTGGCAATAGAATGCTAAAACCAATGCCTAACGCAACGCAATCCATAATACGAGCAGCCGGAACTTGGGTTGGGTTAACAACCAAAGGCCAATACAACTGAACGTCTGAGCTAAAATTTAACTCAAAGTAAGTGACATCAGTCTGCTGGACAACGTCGCCAGTAAATGGTGATACGTATGACATGGATTAATCTTTTAACCTTTATGGGTTTTACGGCTCAATTACTGCAGTATTTCTATCGATACGACGCAACTGATCTTCTGTTTTGAGCGCGGTTAAACAATCTTGATAGTATTGTTTCCAAACTGGTAGTTTGTCCAGCGCTTTTAAATAGCCTTGTGCTTGTAATAGCGTGCCGAACAACATGGCTTGGGGCGCAACTTGAGTAAACAAATTCGTTTGGTTAGTTGAGTCCAAAGGTTGTACCAGGCTGTAATAAATAATTTCTACTGGATACTCTTGGTCTGGAATGGGAGCAAAGTTCCAGTTGTTATAGTCGTACTCAGAATAGTAGAGTGGACGACTTGGAGTAGATTCACTTTGATATTGCGCCACATAATCTTGTGAGCGCAATAATATTGGCTTACCATTAATTTTCATGGAGATGGTTTTTCTCCAGCGAGTTGGTTTAACCAAAATATCCTGCGCAGCAGCCAAAGTAGTTTCCACTACTACTAATTGGAGAAGTGACTTTAACTCTGCAGCAATAGCAGACTCTGCCAAACCAATCAATGAAGGGATTTGCGCAATAAAACCAGCGTCATCACGCTCCATGTAGGTGATAACATCAGCTACAAGGTTATCATAGGTTTGAACGTATGCTGAGGTCATCGTGTGTAGTAGCTAATGTTAGGTTGGAAGTAAATAGGTGACTTATCGCGGTCTTCTTCAGACGCTTGCATAAATAACTTTTCTGCTTGTTGTTCTAAATATCCCACGCGAGTCATATCAATATTAGGCAATTGCAAAGACAATTTGTGTGATAGGGAAGCTTGTACGGAAGCAATCCAACGATCTGGAACATAAATTTGATTTGTCAATGAACCAACATCTTGCATCTGTACTTCTACAACTAACTGGAACATCTGAAAATCGTTATTGGGAACGGGCCATAAATACATAGACGGATCAATAGTACGATCAAACCAATACTGCAAAGAGCGTTGGCTTGGGAATTGTTTGTTTGGTAGATTCCAATAATCATCGCGGTTTAGACGCGCTAATGGGATGACTTGTTGACTGGTTGAAAATACAATCTCACGAATCTCAAATGAAGTCAGTACTGTTTCACGTAAACGGTAAAACAAATGTGGCTCAGTGATGGCAATATTAAAATATGCCCACTCGCGGTCGTTTAGCGTTGTGGCAGGGAATTGTTCTTTTAGTTTCCAAGTAATGCCATCGTCACTATACTCATACGCAAAATTGTAGGTTACTGAACCTGCGTTTGAATATGCATTAAAACCAACGTAATAAACGCTTTGTTTTTGTTGGTATTGAATGCCAAAATAGTTTTCACCGCTAGTAGAAGTAGCTGGTGTATCTAAGCTTTGGTCAAAAGCAGCGGGTGATTGGGGGTTGTCTAAAGGCAAATACTCAGCAGCTTGGGTATTAATAACATACACCCAGTTTGCTTCTCTAACATCAATCGTTGTTGCTGGAAGCACCAATTGTTGCTGTTGAGTTAACGCACCGTATAATTGGTTTTCTAACAACCACAAATTTACACCGCGGTTGGATAGATTTTGTAAATTGTAAAAAAGTGCTTGCTTAGCTGCGTCAATATATTCAGGCGTAATTTCTTCTGCTGTTTTACCAGCGTCACGAAATGCGTATGAAATTAATTGGTCAACATTGATTTTTGTTTGGCCAGTAGTGCCTGAATAAGCCATTTAGCGTCCTCTGCCAGCTGCTCGCTTGGTTACGGTTTTTGGTAGATTTGGTTTGGCTTTACCCGCTTTAACAAACTCTTTGCCAACCTTTTTAGGTATACCAAGGGTAGACTTACCAGCCGCCGCAGCGTACATGGCTTTCATTTGTTGTTTGGATTCCATTGGCATTATTTTTTACCTCGTTTAACTTTACCGCCCCGTTTGTATGCACGTTGTGACGGAGTCACAATGACATCGGGTCCCAGTTTACGTTGCAATTCTGCTGCAGCGTCTTCCATTCTAGATGAGCGGCGTGGCGCCATTTCTGCAGGTGCGCTAGACTTATTGCTAAAGTAATTTGCAATTCGAGTCATCGTTGCTGCAGGTTGTTGCTCTGGAGTTGGATTGACCGGAACGCCTTCCCGTTGCATTCTGCGAGATTCGGCTTGGGTTTGTTCCAATGTGTTGCTAACAGCACCGCCGTCAGCATATTTCTTAACCTTGCCGCCACCACAGTAATGTGAGCCAGAAGCGCTCATTTTGGTGTTTTGTTTAAAGTCTTTCATTAGCAGACCTTACCACCGCGCTTACGAGCAATGTTTTGCATACCAGGTTGACCAACCGGTGCTGTTGGTGCAGCAGCTGGGGTAGAGATACCTGCAGCAGCAGGGCTTTGATTAATCAATTGACTTTGCATTGCAGGACCTAAAGTCATTGCGCGCTTCATTTTTTCCATGGCGCGTTGTTGATCTAAAGCCATTAAACGACGTTCTACATCGCTAACGGCGCCTTGACCAGTCATACCACCATCTGCCATCTTTTTAACCATGCCGCCTTTTTTGTACTTGTTTGGGCCGCCTTTAGCGCCTGATGGAGTAGCTGCTGTTTTGGCATCTTCAGATACTTTTTTAACTTTAGAAGAACCGGAAGGCATTTTGTTTGTTTTAGCAACATCGCTGCCGGCAAATGCAGGTCGCTCAGATCCCTTGGATGGAGCGGCTGCTTTGGCAGGCTTGATTTCTTTGGTTTTTTGGATATTGCTGATGTCGCCAGATTTTTTCTTGGCTTCGTAGACGTTGGTGACAGAGCCGCCGGCTTTGTATTTTTTGACTGTACCGCAATCTTTTTTAGCGCGGCCACCTTTTTTGAGTTTGGACAGATCGGTGTGTTCACCCTTATGTTCTTGACTATCATGCATCTTAAATGCTTTTTTGATAATCTGCTTATCTTGGTTAATGTCAGCAGCTACTTCTTCTTTGTGCTCTTTGCGGGTTTCGTACTTTACTTGACCGCCTTCTTTAAAGCACTGCATTTTAGGGTTTTGTTTAAAGCCGTCCATGGGGGTTCCTCGAGGTTGTGGGGGTTTGGGATGATCAATTCCCATATATCTACTAATGCATAAAATGAGGCGTTTACGCCCCTAAAAATAACGCTCTTTCGCGTTCTCTGCGTTTTTGGAGCACTTCTGGCTTGTTCCACATCAAAATGGCATCTGCTGCACCTTGGTAGTCGTTTTCGTTCAATTTACGAACTACGGTAGACTTAGCAAAGTTAGTTCCTCCAATATTAAAACAAAGGCTGTATAGGGCGTCAAATTGGTTCTGGGTAAGGGGCACCTTAACGGAACTCTCAACGGCGTGGCTGCACCACTCTAAATCTTTTCTAAGTAGGTCCTCTACCTGCGCATCGGTCAATACGGCGCTTAACAGCTCTTTTTCAGTATCTTTAATCAGATGGCCTACACCAATGGTCCAAAGCCCTTTGGTGTCTTTATACGCCTTGTTGCGAGAACCTTCTTCTTTGGTGATAAAGTCTAATGTTGATTTTGCAATTGCCATAAGATTTTCTTCAATTTTGGTGTATTTATCGGTAAAATGGATGACGGCTGCAATGCCTAGCACCCACAAAAGTACTACAATTAGGGTCTTCATTTTGGCTCCTTTCTGTGGCATATTACCACATTAGGGGGTCATTTCTCTTTTTTGTTCCATAAATCAAACAAAACTTTAACTTTTTCTTCCAGTACAGCAACTCGATTGTCTGTCTTGGCAAGTACAATTACTAGCGATACAAACGCCAATAAGAGCGGCCAGATTTTAGCTAGGATGTCTAAGGTGTCCATTATTTACTTAATGCGTCGTATTGGTCGTAGCAGGCTGAGAGGCTGGTGCGGAGCTGGTCGGCTCTGGCAGCTTCCCTAATAAGAAATTCTGCATCCTCGGCAGAAAGGGCTCGCCCAGTTCCGTCTTGTCCATTTGCGGTGTCTTGGGCGCGATTGGGACGGCTACGCAACTGGCTAACAGCGTCAAGCAGCTGATTGTTAATAGAAGCAATTTGAGCATCTTTTTCTTTCCTTATTTGGTCAGCGGCGGCTTGGTGTTCTTCTTGGGCTTTTTGGGTGGCAGCTTGTTGTTGCGCCTTATAGCGATCGAATCGCGCAGCTTCCAAGCTAAAGCCAATATAGCCAGCCAAAAATAAAAGTGCAGCACATAGTCCAATTTTGACATAAAATAGTATTGGTAAGGGAAACATTATTTTGTTGTGGTAATAGTGTCAGTGCCTTTAGTCACTGTTACTTTATCGCCGTCAACAGTAACCGACATTGGAGGTTCTTTATCGGCAAGATGGTCCAATTTTTCAATTAAGTTTTGGATAACCATAAACTCTGGACGCTCTTCTTTTTCAGTAGTGCCCGATACGGCGTTCATCATATTGATAATGGCCATAATGGCACCACCGGCCATACCAATTACTGCGGCAATTTTAGCAGCATCTAAAAAGATACTAGCTGCTACGCTGATCACAATGATTGCGGTAATGTAGGCAAGACCATGTTTACCGATTGATTTACCAGCGACTTCTTTAGCGGTTTCTAATTGTTCATTCATTATTTGTGTTTTCCGGTTCGGCTTTTGATTTCATGGCCACACTAGCACCGCCCGCAGCTGAGACAATGCCAAGCGATTCGGCAAGCTCACGGATGCTGACGGTGTTGTGTAGTACTTCATAAAAGGCTAAGGCAATCACGGCAACCATACTGATGAGCCAAGTTACTCGGCCAATGTCATACGTTGCGTTGTCTTTGCCAGTAAGGAGTTGGCGGATAATCTCGTTCACTTTACGTTTTCTCTAAGGGTGTCTAGCTTATCCTCCACCCGATGTAGTGCCTTGAGCACCTCTTCCCAACGAATGGCAAAGTCATCTTTGCGGATGTAGTTGTCGGCTAGGTGGGTACGGATGTCTGTTAGGTCGTCTTTGAGTTCTTGAACTGCCGTCCAAAGCTCCTTGCAGAACCAACCAATGGCCACACAGATAAGTGGCAGTACCGTGTTGATGAGGGTTTGTAAGTCCATTTTTATTTAGCGATTGCTTCTGTAAATGGTGTTAAATCATTACTTCCGTAATACTCTGCACCTTTAGCAATTTGAATTTCAAGGTGTTCTTTATTGCGCTTAATAGTGTCTGCCCAATCTTCATCAGACATATCTTCAGGCTTACCAGCGTTTAATAGGTTTACGCTATCCATAGCTGCTTTATAGTCTTGTAATACTTTTTGTTCTAATGTTAATTCCATTATTTAGCTCCTAATTGTGCTTCTAATGCAGTTACTTTTGCGTTAAGTTCTTGAACGGCTTTTACCAACACTGGCAACATATCGCCCATATTTAAAGTTTTATATGGTGTTCCATTTTCTGATTTATTTAAACCATCTGCAACCAATTCAGGAATTACTGATTCAACATCTTGTGCAATAAAACCTAATTTTCCTGTTTCACCATTTACTAAATCATTTTTAATAAAATCAAAAGTAACTGGTTTTAATTGATTAACTGTATCTAAGCCATATTTGATGGTTTTAATATTTGTTTTTAATTTTTGGTCAGAAATAGCAGTAATAGAAGTTGAAACAGCATGAATTGTTCCGCCTCCATCTGCATAAAATATTAATGAACCGCTAGAATTGTATCCAACAAAAGGTGCATATCCGTTATTTGTTACTTTAACTTCCAAACCATTGTTAGATGAGCCAGCAATTACACCAACTTGACCACTTGAAATTGGGCTAGTGGCATTAACTAAATATTGTCCGTTTCCGTTAAACACACCCCTAGGATTACCAGCACCATCAGATAACACAATGTAGTTATTTGCTGTACGGATGTCTAGACCGCCTTGGTTGCCTGAATATGGACCAACAATAGTATTATTTACGCCTGAAGTTACATAATATCCAGCGTAAGCACCAATAAAAGTATTTGCTGAACCTGTGGTTGCATTACCTGAATAAGCACCTAAAAATGTTTGGCTTGCTCCTACTGTATTTGTATAACCAGCAGCATTTCCAAAATAAGCGTTTCCAGTAGCCGTTGTATTGTTATAACCAGCTTGATAACCTACTGCTGTGTTATTAGATGCGGTGGTGTTTGAAGCCAACGCTTGCATACCCAAGCCAGTATTATATGAGCCAGTTGTGTTTCCGCCCATTGCACCAGCACCAAACGCACTATTTAAAACACCAGTAGTATTGCTTTGTAATGGACCACCATAAGTAACATTATCAGAACCACCAACTGCTGTATTGCCATTTCCTGTGTTTGAATAAAGAGCCTGATAACCTACTGCGGTGCAAGCATTGTTTGTTGTTCCTGTCCAACCAGCCCTATAGCCAATGTAAGTATTTGGACTACCAGTCGTATTACTATACCCAGCTTGATAACCTACTGCTGTGTTGTTAGATGCGGTGGTGTTAGCTTGAAGTGCTCCGTTACCAACTGCTGTGTTTGCCGTGCCGCTATTGTTTACCAGCGTGTTGGCACCCAAAGAAGTGGTGTATGGACTTGCTGATAAAGACGTGCCATTAAAGGCGCTATTTTGAATTGTTCCGTCAGGGAAGGTTACGGCCGGATTTGTGCCGCCTAATGTCATTGTCATGCTGTCACCTCATCTGCTGGTTGGGGTGTATTTCCCTCGCTTAACCACTTTTGATATTCAACAAAATCTTGGTTGTCAGGGTCAAATGGAATAAAAGTATTATCTAAAAGACGAATAATTGCTTTTTCACCAGTTTCAAAATTATGTAATTTATACATTTTATAACTCCGCAGTTGCTACTACATGTGCATAATTAGATGATTGTGCAGATGTAGAAGTGTTATTTGCTTGAATATTTACTCCAGCAGTTCCTGCTGGTTGTGTAGTTGCTGCTGAAAAATTTCCAATTATATTGTTTGAGCCGTATGCAGATGCACCAGTTAACGGAGAATAAATTGTAATACTTGGATTAGTTCTCATAGAAACTGGAAAAGTAAAATACCCAGCATAAGCATAATTTTCGGTTGAACCAACTCTTGAAGTAATTGCACCACTAAAAGTAGCAGTTCCAGGAACTGTTGCAATATCGTATGTTTTTGAAAAATAACGCTGACACAAAGCTAACTCTTGCTGATACTGACGATACTCATATCCAGTAGCACTACTTCCTTTCTCTAATTGCACCCCCGTAATGTAGAAGGTTGCTCCGCTTGTGCCTACTACGGATGTTGCGCCTGTGGCTGAAACTAAATTTCCAGATTGCCAAGAACCAGCAGTTCCACTAAATGAAGAGCCAGCACCTAGTCCAAATTGAACAAAAAGTCCAACACCATTTGTTGCACCTACCCAAGTTCCGCTTGTTGGGCCAGCAATAGTTACTGATATAGTAGTCCATGTATTTGCTACTGGTATGGAATAAGTAAATGGATATGCTAAATTATTTGCACCATTTTTAAGTGCGCCACCAAAAGTTCCAGTTAATGAAGAATAAACTTGAAATGATAAAGTAACAGTTTTAGCATTTGCTGTACCAAAACCTAAATCAGCAGTATTAAAACCTTCTATTGGTTGATAAACAAAAAAATAATCACTAGCCCCTATAGAATAAGCAGAAGATGATGTAAAACCTAAATAATTGCTAAAACCTGCTGGCGGTGTTACTGAACCAGCATTTTGTTGCCAAGTTAGTTTTCCAGTTTGCGAAGCAGAATAACTCCATCTATCTACTGTGTAAACATTTGTTCCTGTCCCACTAGCACCAGCATTTCTTTGGTCAATGGTCATACTGCCATTTATGATTCTATTGCGCATAACAGAAGAAATGGGGGACATTACTCCACCGCTAGAATCTGCCATTGTGTCTGAATTAATTAAGCCATAAGCCATTATCTTGCTCCATGATTAGCGAATTCGCCATGATACTTATTTCTTGCTTCGGTGGCGACTAACTCCGCAAGTTCCAAATTTTCTACAAATAAGCTAACAATTTTTTTACCATTCTTGGCTAATTGCACCCAGTATTTTTGATTTTGTTTATGCCAGCTAATGTTCTTCAATCCTAGTTTATTGTTGCTTTGAGTTACTCTATTCCAGTTATTAGACTGATGTGTAGCGGCACGAAGGTTCTCAATTCTATGGTCTGATTTGTCGCCATTAATGTGGTCTACAATTTCAGGCATAAATCCGTGGTGCATACAGAAAATAACCTTGTGGATGCTATAGGACTGTTTATCAAGGTTCACCACGCCATAAGCACCTGATGACTTGCATCCAGCCTTTTTGCCAATGAGTTTCTTGGAAGGATTAGTCATAATCTTCCAGTAAAGTTCGCCATTGCGATACTCAAAGGCTTCGTTGAAGCGTTTAGCTAACACTTATGCTACTCCTTTAAGTGCTTGTATTTCTGCGGCTTGTGCATCTACTTTTGCGTTGAGTTCTTGGATTGCTTTAATCATTGCTGGCACTAAAACAGAAGTATCTACTTGCCACGGATTTTTGATGCTTCCATCTTTATTATCTTCACCAACCATAACTAATTCAGGTGCAATAGCGTTAATTTCTTGTGCAATTACACCGAAATCTGTATGTTGTTTAGATTCAATCCAATCAAAAGCACGAATTTTAACATTAGCTAATTTTTCAAGACCTGAACCAGCATCAACAATGTTTTCTTTTAATCGTTGGTCTGAAGTAGCGTTGTAAAGAGTAGTTGTACCATTGTAAGAAATAGAACCTACAGTAGACCCTGCGTAGTTAATATTTACAATTGCACCAGTTGATGTATATCTTCCAAAGGCAGCAGAAGGAAAAGCATTTGCGTTACTTGATATATATCCTGAGCCAATACGAGTTCCTGCTGATGATGTTCCAGCTGGGTCTGTATTTGTAGTACTAACCAACAAATTACCACTATTGTCAATACGCATTGCTTCTGTTGGTGTTACTGAAGCTCCAGCAGTGCCACTTGCAGCGTAATACCATTGATGCGTACCAGCAGTTTGCACATAAACTGAAGCTGCACCTGTTGTTTTATATTTATAAGCACTTTGGTAATATAAATTACCTGAAAGTTGTGTAGAGCCAGTTGATGAAAATAAAGAAGTATATGTATTAATGTCAAGCGCAGTAAATGTATTCCAAGCACTAGGAGTAACACCAATACCCACATTCTGTGAAGTATCTACAGTAATAGCAGTAGTTGGTGTGGAGCCTGATTGAAGTGCAAGAATGCCAGTGGTATCAGCTGATATTGCCGCACCGCTTGTAGCTGTTCCTGCATTGATTGTAGTTGCCATGTATTTTCCTTATAAAACAACCCAGCGTTGACCACTGGAAACTGTTACTGTTGTGCCGGATGTTACGCTAACTGGACCTACCGACATCGCATTAAAGCCGGTACCAATAGTGTAATTGCTTGTTACTGAAGCACTGTTAACTACCAAACCATTGGTAGAAACCATCTCTTGGGATTGTAACTCACCAGTAGATGGTTTGTAAAGATACTTAGCGTTGCTGGTATATATGGTTGTTGGATATCCTGTTGTGGTATCTACAAACAAAGGATATCGGTTTGTTGCTGTACTGGTGTCATTAACAATACTGGCTGAACTGCCATTAGTACCGCTATAACCACTAATGCCTGAGAAACCGCTATAACCACTAATGCCTGAGAAACCGCTATAACCACTAATGCCCGAGAAGCCACTGAAACCTGAGAAACCACTAAAACCAGAAAAGCCACTGAAACCTGAGAAACCACTGAAACCTGAGAAGCCAGAAAAACCGCTATATCCACTCACACCACCAGTACCGTTAGCGCCGCTATATCCACTATACCCGCTGACACCATCGGAGCCACTATGGCCACTGTAACCGCTATAACCGCTAATGCCGCTGTAACCACTAAGCCCAGCTAAGTTTTTTACTACGCCAGAGGTATTTTTATAATACAAATACCCATCAGCAATGTTTATTGCCAGTTCACCGGTAGTTAAATTGGCGGCCGAAGGCTGAGCACCCGGTGTGGTGCTGTAATATAGCGATATAGGGGTAAAACCGGTTTGGGCCATATTTTATACCTTGTTTAAATGCTCTAATACTTCTTTTGGTTTTACAAACCGGTCATTTTGGTGCTCTACATATTCCCACCAGAGGAATTGATTTTTTGCTAAATATGACCGGTCTTTTAATAAATTAATATTTTGCGGATGTCCAAAAATCAACGGATCCGAAACACTCCATAGCACAATGCCCGGTTTGCCTTCATCCCAAGCTAAATGCTGAAAAAAACTATCGCAAGATATCCAAGTCCTGCATTCTGCCAACAACTTACGTAACTCACTAATTGGCAGGTTTACTCTAAAATCTGGAACTAACTGCTTTTCTCCACTAATCCCTATTTGTACTATGGGCTCGTTAATGCTAGCAATCAACTCTTCCCAATATGGATAATTTTTTGGGTTTTGTTTACCACTCATTAATGCTTTAGCATATGGTGAAATAATGATCATAGATATAACTTTCTATAAGCATTTTCCAAACTGTCAGTCCACTTCCACTGATCCATTTTGCTGTAAATACTAAACGGCTCTAAATCACCAAATAGCTGGTGTGCTTCGTTTATCGATCTACCGGGAACCACTTCAGGGTAACAACTAAAAACTTCAGCGTTACGGATTGCAGGCAATACATGACTAAATACAATGTGGTCGCCGAGCCCGCAATTAAGAACCACAATGGTTTTGTCACGGTACGCAAGCACATTTCTAAAAATTTGCTCGTCATGATCATACATCTCTTTCTTTGTTTCGCTACGAATCCCACCTTGCGGATTCTTCATATGCCAGGTTACTGCATTTGGCACTGCTAAAATCTGATAACCTTTACGGTGCAAACCGTATGTGAACAAGGTCTCTTCTCTGTGGGCAACACGCGATAACCCAAGATTATAATCACAGATACCAGCGCGATACAAAAAACTGCAGTGTAAATGTTCAACTTCTTTTACTCTTTCAATAACACCCCATTGGATGTTTGGTTCTGAGTCAATGTGGTCAATCAAACCAGTTACCGTACTGGTATTTGGCATATACGGCGGGGTTAATACTGAACCACCAACTGCGCCTATGTTATTACCAATATGCTTTAATAAATTCTCGAGCACATTTGGTTCTGGAACTGCATCATCGTCACAGCGCCAAACCCAATCATAACCAGACCTATTGGCTCGTTGGTGAATGTGGTGCTGACCTTTTTTCTCAGCGAACAGCCATTCCCACTCAATCCCTTTTGCGTCTAACATCTGAAAAAAGTAGCTATAAATCAACTCTTTTCGCATGTCTTGCGGCTCATCGTTATCATCAAAAATGACCAGCTTATCGACTGGGCGCGTTTGATTAATAATTGCGTTTAATACTAATGGCAAGGTGGTAAAGTAACGACCCCTGGTTGCTACAGAACAAAGTATTTTACTCATTGTCCCACCTGCAAATCATCAAGTTACTGGGATTGCTGCCCGACACCGGAACCAAGGTGTCTGATATATCACCATTGTGGCTAATATAATTAAACTTAAATCCCGGAAAGTCTTTTTCAGTCAATCCGTGCAACTTGTGGTGTTCGCCCCAAAAGCCTTTTGGCTCATTGTGCGGCACTGTAATTAACAAACGCTTGCAATGCTGCTTCAGTTTTTCGACAATCTCTAAGCCGTTGTCAAGGTGCTCAATGACTTCAAATGCAATAATTGTACTGTAGCGTCCTAATTCAAACGTATTAATGTCCGCATGGTAAAACGTGGCATTATCAGACCATTGCTGCTCTTTTGCTACGTCCACAATAATCGGGTCATAATCGAGCCCCATATAGGCTTCGGTATTTAAAAACTGATAGCCATATCCTGTAGAGCAACCAATTTCTAAAACTGAACCTGGCAATATGTTTTTCCCAGCCCATTCGTATCTTTGGGTTTCGCGTGGAAAAACCGGATCACCTTTGAGGAACACTGCTCGCTCGTAGTTGTTTGACAAGCGCCAGTAATACCACTCTTTATTGTACTTCTTAGCCAAACGAAGCTCGTTTAGCAAAAACTGGTTATCCCAGTCTTGTACTAGCTCTGGATCATGCACTGTGCCTTCGGCTTTGTGGTAGATTGGGAACGAACCGTCATCAAACCTAGCATCAATCTTAAAGCCAGCCTCTTGTGCACGATAGCAAAACTCAATATCTTCACAACCACCAGTTTCGTATTCTGTATTAAGTAAACCAATACTTTGGAACACTTTAGGGTCAATCATCACACAAAAGAACACTGCAAAACGGCGCTGGGTAATGTGTGAGTACTGCGTCCACACCGCTGAAATATCGCTACCAGTGTCTAGCTTTTCTAACCAGTTAGAAGCTAGTATGACTGTGTCATTATTTAACAACACAATCTTTTCGCCGTTACAAACCCGAATGCCATTGTTAGTTGCTTGGGCAAACCCCAGTGGGCTTACATTCCAAACAGTGTGCAGATTTGGCACCGCTGTTTTTAGGTATGTTAAATAGTCTAACGTATTGTCTGTGCACCCATTGGCGCTCACAATCAACTCTACGTCATCCATATTGCTGTGCTTAATAATTGAATCAATGCACGGCTTTAAATACTTTTCACAATGGTTATACGTTGGTATAACAATGCTGTATTTCATAACACTCCCAAGGGTTTTTACAAACCTATATTATAGCACTACCCAGCGACTTCCACTTGGCACTGTAACAGTAACGCCAGAGCTAACAGTAATAGGACCTGTTGAATGCGCACCGTACCCTGACG